TCCACCCATTAAGGTTATAACATTATTAATTGTCCACGAACTAAAATTATTAGACCCTACAGGACAGTCTGGAGTTGCAATGGACACACTATGTCTCAAATAATTGTTAGGGAATAAACCAGTATTTAATTGATCAATACCTATAAAGTCATTTACAGTTAATCCTGTTATGAGTTGGAAGTATTCCACGTCTGTCGCATATTGTAAATAACTCTGTTCTACGTTAGGATTACCTTGTACTGGTAGTTGGCTAACCTCAGGTAAACTAAGGACAATGTTTGCCGGAAGATTTTGAGTCGGATTCGTTGGGTTCGCATAACTTATTTGACTTGGAACTGAATTACCAATTAACGTTGTACCTGTAATTGAATTTGTACCGAATTGGTTAAGTGTCGCACCTGTTAAGTTTAACAGACGATTGGATGACTGAGTATCCAAATAGTTAGGATTTTGGAATGAGCAAACATTACCTACACCTATTTGACTTGTCGCACCGGCACTCATCAAAATTACCACAACTTGATCCAAGAAAAATTCGGACCCTAGACTTGGGTTAACAGTAGTTTTAATTTGATTAACAGCCCCTCCAAAATTAAAATATTTATCTCTTGTATTGAAGTCGTTTAGCTGTTGTGGGAAAGTTTTAGATAGTGGGTATGCAAAATATCTAGCGTCTGCAACAAGGTCATAGGTTGGGAATAATTGTTTATCCGCAGACCATAAAAAAGGTTGTGGTGCGTGTAGTAGATATTGTTCATTAACATATAGACGGTTAGGATTAGTTGATGATAGTACATCGTATCCTGAAATGACTCTAGCCAAATCTAAAGACGCTTGAACCGCTAAATTTTGACTAATATCTTCATCACCTATTAAATTAGCTAAGTTTTTATATGGCCCTATTCCACCACACTGGTATTCATCTTGAGTTGGGTCATCATTGGGTCCGACTAAATTAGGATGCTCTATTTCGTAAGATCCTGCTGAGTTTACAGGTGCGATAATACTAAGAGATGGTACTAATGTTGTATCATAAAAACTACTTCCACCTGTTTGAGCCGCAGCCTCAAGTTCATCATTAACACTATTAATGTCAAAATTATCATCTTGTTCCGCATTTCCACAATCACAATCACAACTTGTACAATCAGGATATGCAATCATAGGTAATGCAATTCTTGGGAACCCTTTAACTTTAATTGCCGCCACAACCGCAAAAGCTAAAAATGCTGCGGCTAGTATAAGTTTAAATGTTGCCGCGGCAATTAGGAATATACCTGCGAAAATTAAACGTATACCCTCCAAAATAAAACCAACGTTAACAGTAACACCAAGACCCACTTGGAAAACCCCTGCTCCCGCACTTATTAATTGTATACCACTTTGAATTGCATTAAATAATGCAACCGCGGCGTCATAAGTTAAGTAAATACTCAACACTATCAACACATATTTTAGTATTGGCCAAATAAACGAAATAAAGTGAGCAACAAATAATAAAACTAATATTGGAAATGTTAGAATATTAATTAGTATATTGAATACGAAGAATATCGGATCAAAGTTTCGTATAATATCATTCACAGGGAATGTATTTACGGTAGACTTACACGATCTGTTATCAATTTCTTTTATACCTAAATGTTTTGCTCTACCAATACCGTTCTTGTATCTATCTAAGAACATGGCAGTCGTATATACCTTATTGTACTTGAATTCGTAGAATGTATCCTCACAATCAATCGCTTCTTGGGGATTGACATAATCATCCCAATCTAAACTAAATGCGTAAGATTTTAATAAATTAAATAATGTTTCAGGATAAACCGTAAACGAAAAGTCTTGAGTTACGTTAGGATTAATTGGCGTACCAACAATTTGTATTGTATCACCAATGTTAAACGGTATTGAATTAAGTGATCCTGTATATTCAACCCCATTTAAATATACCTCATATGACGAGCTGTTTATTGCATTATCTAATGAAATACCAGCATCAAAACCAAATGATTGTATTTGAGTCACACCTGATATCGCACCCGCAGATATTTGATAGGTATATGATTGTGTTGCTTGATCAAATGGATCATTCGCAGAATTTGACCATCCATATTCTTTAATATTAGGTACCAAGAAATTTGCCCTTTGGAAGCTATTTTGTAGTCCTTCTTCGTTTTGCCACTTGAACTTAAATCTATATTTACCCTTCGTTGGTATCCCTTTACTTGGGTCGTCTGACAATACTTGTTCTCCGAATTCATTAGTGAATACGTAATCCAGGTTCATCGGAACGTTGAGTACATATGTACCGTCAGGATCAATAACTTTCCCTTCTTGTTCTACTTGATAAACTTCTAATATCGGTAAACCATTTTCATCAGAATTGATCGTATGTCTAATCGCCTGTATTTCGCCAGGTCCTGAAACTAATTCACATAAGTTACCTGTATTATTTTTAGGTTTACAACCCACCTTTAACGCATCGTCATTTGTTGTTGAGATAATTGATCCCATAAAGATTGACGTAGGTTGGATATTAATGTTTGCTTGTTTTGTTAAATCGAAATCTACTCTTGTAATTCCAACTTGACATAAATCTTGGTCACCCCAAAATGGTGCAACATCCACATCAAATACCAAGTTTTTAATTTGTGGTAATTCTCTTAAGTTAGTTGAGGTTTTAAATGTGGATCCGTTAACTTGAGTTTCAGTTGCAAGTCCTTGTTGGATTAAGTCTTGTGGCGCTAATGAGAAACAACCTATATCTGAAAGGTCGACATCCATTACAATAGTTTGGGTACCAGTTGGTACACCAAAGATCATAAAGTCACCACTTTCATTTGTTGTTACGGTAAATCTGTAGTATTTGTCATAAACCTCAATATATGACTCATCCATTAATACATCACCCACATTTGGGAATGTACCTGTAGATTGGTGTCCTCGATATGATGGTAATTTAGGAAGTAAGTTATACCTGTAACCTTCTTCATTAGTATCCGTAATCGTTCTGTAAGGGTATAACTCTGATATAACGGGATCAACTTCATCCGCATCATCCAAAGGGATAAACACGGAAACTTTTGCGTTTGGTAAACCAAACCCGTTATTAACAAAAACACGACCAACTACAACACCGTAATCAGCACACATCCTTGTGTATAAATCATTAGCAAGAATCTTTAAGGATAATACTTCCAAAGATTCCCAATCTTGTTCTAAATTGACGTTAATGTATTTGTCAACACCAACTTCGGTTCTTATTCTATATGATTTGGGCATTAAAGATTTCGTTTTTTCATAAATAGTTTATTTCCTATTTTAGAAAAAATAATCTTATTTTGAGAAAAATAAATTACTAAGAGAAGTTTACCGATTTTAAGTTCAATACCCTTACATTAATATCCTTGTTTGGGTATCTAATTTGGTAAGTTTGGGTTGGTGTTGCGAATATAGTATCAGCCGTTGGTTGGATCTGTCTTGTTAATGGATCTGAATACGGCATCGATGTTTGTGCTGATGAATACTGACCTCCAACTTGGTTAAAGAATAGAACATCAGACACACTTACAATACCATTTTCCGATTGTAGTATTCTCCTTAATTCAGATATATTAACGTTCTGACCTAATTCTCGAACCAACGGGTTAAAGAATTCACTCACCTGCTGAATCACTTTGGCAATCACCGCACCTTGATTCTGACTATTATCTAATACAACGTCAACAGTTACCGATAGGTCAATTGTTTCCGCAGCCTCAATTGAGATATAGTCATTTATCATCCTAAAGTTGGATAGGTAATTGGCAACATTTTGTTTAAGTGTGTTTGATATAACATTTGTCAAACTACCACTTGTGTCGTAAGATAACATTTTAATTTTTATCTTATTATTTTCTTCTGTGATTGCAACTTTAGCAGGTGCACCAAACTGAGAAGGCATTGTTCTTATGATTGAGTTGTAGTCATTTACCGTAACAGCTCTGTTTTGTGCTGCAAAGTTAAATGCGACCATGTTTCTAACATCTTCAGTTGTTGGTATGTTCGCACCCCCAATTGCTGCGGTTACGTTATTACACTGCAAACTATTAATAACACTTCTATTAACTGAATCTGAAGGACCGTTTACCGCAAATGACACGGTACCGATCTGATTGATAGTGTTAATACCTAAATTACTTGATAACCCACCACCAATTCTATACTGAACAAATAGTGTTGTATTAGGTGTCAAAGCCGCACCCATCGCATAATTGTTTGTATATCTACTTAAATCAAAACCTTTACCATCACGAGCGAATTCTCTTAATTGTTCTTCTGCTGATATATTTCCACCACCAAAAGTCATTTTACAGAAACCTTCAGGTGTATATTCGGATATGAATTTGTTAGATGTTGTTATATATCTACCAACCTTAATACCA